TAACAGATACGGATCCCTGTGCTGACATTCCTGAACCTGTTTCATTAGATGCCATAGTAACTGTAAATGAATTTGCATTTGGCACTGTAATGACTTCATAAGCAATGTCATCAAAATCAGCTGTTGTATATCCTGTCTCTCCTCCACCAGGTAATGATGTAGAACTAAATGTAAAGTAATCTCCAACCTCTAGTGTGTGTGATGTTTTGTTAACTGTTACTGTTGCTGAACCTGTTGTTGATGAAAAGGTACAAGAAGTAATAGCTGCTTCTAATGGTGTAATGTCATAAAAGGCATCACCATAAAATAAAAATAATCCTTTGTGTGTTCCAATGGCTGCGTACTTCTCGCCACTAATTGCTGCCCACGTGTGCTGGGCTCGCGCGGCTCCAGGTAATGTTTCATTAGCAATAGTTAGTTGTCTCCAACCACCTATTTTTTCAGGTAAGCCATATCTGAAACGAACAAAATCACCATCGATCCATTCGCCTTCTGCTCCTGATGCTGTAGTTTGTTTATTGAATCCTGGTTTGAAACCTAGTTTTTTTAAAGCCATAATTTGGCATTATACTTATTTTCTATCAAAAATATAGTAGAATTTATCCTTACAATTTACCACATTCATTTGCGTGGAATTTTAATGGTGTACCATCAACTTTAGCAATAGAACTAAAAAAAGTAATTAATGTCAATCTTTCTTTTTGCTTTTTACCAAAGTTATTTACTGCGTGGAAATGAGAAGAGTCAAATAAAACCATTCTATTTTTAACAGAAGTAAATTCAAGGGTTTGTTGAAAACATTCTCTATTTTTTTTTATAGAATTAAAATAATCTTTTGATTTTTTACTTTTTAAATACCCTTTCTTTTTATCCTCTTCGTGATGTGGTACAGGTTCTTTTATTTTTTTAAATATAGCTGTTCCAGCATCTTCTTCATCACTTAAATAAACAATCGCTGTAAATTCAGCATCTAAATCTTGATGCACATATCCTGGTTCTAAATTTTCATTTGTTTTTATTTTTTGAAAATATTGATTTGCCGTCCATTGCAAAGAACCCATATAACTTTCATTTGGATAAAGAGCTGCCATTATTTTTGAAGTGCTTATTTGAAAAAAATTATTTTCTATTTCACCAAGTTGTTTAGTTCTATATCCTGGATATCTACCATCATTTTTTTGAAATTCTAAATTATTTGCAAACTCAATAACTGCTTTAGGATTATTAAAAAAATTATCTATTACAATAGTTGGCCAAATCATATATTTAATTCAAAATCTAAATTTAAAGTTTGTCTTAGTCCTTCATTTTGTGGAAACGTTCCGTGCCATATCCATACAGGAAAAATAATTAAATCACCTTTTCTTGGTTTATGGTGGTAAAATAATATTTCATTATCTTTTCTAAAATACCAATAAAAATTTCCTGCTTCATCTTCTGTTTGTTTTGGCGTGTTTAAATACAATACAGAAGAAACGTGTGTCTTGTCATAACTATTATGTTTATGAGGTAAATGATAACTACCTTTTTGACCTAAAACCGTCCAAGCAGATTGTACTATTGGATTTATTTTTTTATTAAAAGTATTTTCTAAATAAAAAATAACTTTTTCTTTTACTGTTTCTATTTTTTTAGGATGTTTTTTAACAAGTTTTAATAAATCATATTGTTTTGAATTTGGACCTCTTGTACTTTTTGGTTTTAAATTTACTTCATCCATTTTTTTAATATTGTCATTAATAAATTTAGATAGCTTTTGTGTTTCTTTTGTATCTATGTTGTATATAACCATCCAATCATCAAAAAATACCATATCTATCTCCTTCCTATAAATGTAGCTATTAAAACTAATCTAAAACCTGATTTAGGAAAAATTTGATAATGTTTTAAATCATTAAAACAAACACCTGTATATTTTTTTGGTTTTATTTCTTTTATTACTTTTTCTTTATTATCTAAAATACAAGTTTTAGAATTTGAATCAGCATCATTTAAATAAATTATTATTTGTTTATGTGGATAATCGTGATCTTTATGAATATGGCTTTTTTCTTCACCATTATTAAAAGTTAAATTATAAGATATTCTTGTAAAAAATTCATATTTTTCATTAATTGAATTACAAAAGTTGTTTAGTATATCTAATGTTTGTTCATACACATCTGGAGAATTAATAGCATTTTTTACCCCACCTTCTTCTATTCTTCTTAAAACAACGTGTGATAAATATTCATTCTTTTGAACTAGTCCTTCTTCAAAAGAATGACTTAAATAGTAAGGAAAATTTCTTTTTAACAATACGTTTTCAATAAAATTTATATTGTCTTTAGATAAAAAATCTTTGCTTTGTTTTATGTTATATTTGTCTTTCATTTATTTAAGATAATGTTCCATTCTAATTTAGTCATTAAATCGTCAACATAAACTTTTTTTAATTTGTTGTTTTTTACATATTGAATAAGTTCTTTTAAGTCTAAAATAACCCATTTATCATTTATTTCCAATACCATCTTATCTGCTTTTGAATCTGTTCTTCCTTTTTGAGCAGATGTACCATCAGGAAGTTTAAACATATCTCTTACATCAAATTTATAAAAAGCATTTTGACCTTTTATTATGCCTGCAATATTCCAAGAGGTTTTAGATTTTGGATATTCTATTGCTTCTAAATATTTAGAAAAACTACTTAATAAATCCATACCACCCTGTAAGGATATATTTTGTTTTTTTACAAATTATTCCTTGATGTACGTGTGTAAAATCAGTAGGCCAGATTATAGTTAATCCTTTTTTAGCTTTAGTTTTTACATTTTGATATTTAAAATAAGTTCCCCCATTTTCAACATTATTTAAATATGTCATAAAAACAAAACATCTATGTGAACTTTGTTTTGAAGCTCTTTCACAATGTAGCCATTTATACCCCTGATTAGGTAAGTATTTTTGAATAGAATAATTTTCTACTCCAGAAGAAAACCACGCATAAAGTTTACTTATTTCTGGATATCTATTTGTATAGTTATCTAAACATATTTGTAAATATTTATTATATTCATCAAATAAAGTATCTTCAGCTTTTAAATAAATATCAGTGCTTTCTTTTATTTCTTTATCAACAATAAATTCTCCATTTTTACTGGTTAAACCTGATTGTTGTCTGTGTTTAGCTTTATCATAATATGCAACAATATCGTCACATACTTTTTCAGGAATATACCATCCACCAATAAAAGAATCTAAATTATATTTTTCTTCCTTAAGCTTCATCTATAGTAGTTGATAATTTTTTAATTCTAAACCTTAATTCTGCAATGTCTTTATAAGCTCTTTCATTTATCTTGTTTAATAACTCTATTTGCATTTCAAGTTTTTCTATTAAAATTTTTAATTCTGCATTAATCATTGCTTCACCTTTTTTAACAGCAATTTCTTCCTCTAGTCTTGCTTTTAAATCTTCTATTATTTTATTTTTAATATCCATTTTTATTACTCCTCGTAGCCTGAATAATCTAACATTTTAGGCAAACCTAAATGAGGTCTACCATCGTGTATGTCTTTACAAAAATTAACATCTCGATAATGAAAAAATACTTGATAACAATTGTTTCCTTTAAAAGGTTCTCTCCAATGTTCTAGTTCACAACCTCTATATACTAACATATCACCAGGAGATAAATCTACTTTGACTCCTTTTTTTCCTTTTTTACCAGAAGGTTCTAAAAATATAGGCCAAGAATCTCCTCCTAAATTTAAAGTTGTAGAAATTTCACAACTCATTCTATCTGTGTGTCTTTTTAAATCATCACCTTTTTTATATATTCTGGCATATGAATAAGCACAATAAAGTTTATAACCAGAAAGTTCTTCAATTTTAGGTTTTAAAGTTTCTAATAAAACTTCCATAGCATAATCTCCATATATAGAATATGTATTAGGAACTTGCGTATCTTCAAAAGATCCTAAATTATGAATAGAAGGTATTAGATTATTTGTTTTATAAAGTGTAATCATACACTTTCTTTTTAAAAAAAGATAATCGCAATTAAATTTTGCTAATTCTTTACTTATTGCATTTTTAATAACAAAATATCTATTTTTATCAAATACTTTTTTAGACATTAAAATTCATTCCATATAGATAATTAATTAAATAACAACCTGTATTACTTGTTGTGCTTTTCATATTAACTTTATCAATTTTATATTCTAAATATGATGGAAATATAATCATTCTATTATTTTTTGCACTTATTGTTTTTTCTCCTTTTTTAAAAATTAAATCTCCACCTTTAAATTTTTTTGGTTCTTTGTACATCCATACCAACATAGTAAAGAGACCATTGTTTACGTGATATTGATACCTATGATTATTTTCATAATAACAAGCAAAAATAGGACTATGATTTGTATTTGCAAAAGTATTAAAGACATCAGATGTATTAGTTAAGGTATCGTGAAAAGTAGCGTTTTGAACTTTATATATAGTATCTAATATATGATTAAACTTTAATCCAAATGATTGAAAGTAAGTATCAAAAAACATTGTATAACCTTCATTATAACAATTTCCATTATTATCAAATGCTAGTAAATCATTTTTAAAATAAGACTTTGGTAAAATATCTTTATCTGTAAAATAATTTAATTGTTTCCAAACTTTATTAAGTTCTGGTTTTGTAAACCAGTTATCAATTATAACATAAGGATATTCTTTATTTTTTTCAAATATCCAATCTTGTTTTGTAGGTATTGAATTTACATCTATATACATATTTTCTCCTTTATTTAAATTGTTCTCCTGTTGACCACATTACTAAAGAATACCTTGTTCCTTTAGTAACTGGTTTTACTCTGTGATAAATAAAACTTGGAAAAACAACTAGTGTTCCCTGTTCTTTAAAATCTGGTGATGTAAAAGCAGTGTCTGCTTTTGGATTAGAACCATCTCTTGGATCAAATTCTAATTCACCTCCTTCATAATCTTCAGGTTTACTTAGTTGTACAGTCATTGATATTTTTCTAGTTGAATGATCTGGACCCCAATCAGTGTGCCAATCATAAAATTGATTTTTTTTATAAATAGTAAATTGAACACTTTCTGAATTGTTCCAATGAAAGTTCCAACCTGCTTGTTGATTAGCCGCTGTTATATAAGGGTGTAATATATTAAAAAGCCATTTCTCATTTAACCAAACAACATTTGAATTTCGTATATTTAAAATTTGTTTTTTATTTTCTTTTGTTAATTTTTTTCTATCAAGATTTCCTGTTACAGCAAATTCTTTTCTTTTGTTTAAAGCAAATTCTTTAATGGTTTGACAAACTTGTGGTGTCAAAGCTTTTTTAAAAATCCAATATGTATTATTTGCTATCATTCTATGATTTCTTTTACTTTAACTTTCTAAAATACTTTTTTAATTAAGTCAATATCTATTGAATATTCCAGCTAGATGTATCTGGATTCCAAACATTCAAAGCACCATTTTCATCTTTACATTCCCATCTTTGTTGTTCTTCATTCCATTTTGAACCATAACTAGGATTTGGATTAGCGAAAGATGAATATAATTCTACTGTTGGTTTAGCTACAGGTGCTTGCCATTCATTATTAGCATTTAATGTCCAAGATACATAAGGTTGTTCATCAATAAAAATATCTTTCTCTGGATTATATGTTCCACCTATCATAGCAGGTCTTCCTCTAAAAGCCCCTGTAAAAGAAGATTGTTTCCAATTTCCACCTAATAATTCATTACAATATTTTTCTCCATCAACGTGTTTGTCGTTTTCACCTAATGAACCATTTGATGTAGTAACATCATTACCAACTTTAATTAATTTAGTTACAGTATTAGTTATATCTAGTTTAGCAAAAGTAGCCATTATTCAGCTCCTCCATCATATTTTAAAACTCCAGTAACGTTAAATGTACAAAGTTTATCTCCACCAGGATGGTCTGTAATTGTGTTAGTTCCTGGCGAAACTTCTAAAACAGCTGTTGAAGGGAATCTAACAATAATTTTACCTGATCCACCTCCGCCTGATGGTGGTCTTTCATAACTACCTGCTTGGTTCATACCAGAAGCTCCACCGCCTCCGCCTAATCCATTTGTTCCTGGAGTACCGTTTCTTGAAAACGCGTTTCCTCCTGGGCCACCGCCTCCTGACCCTCCAGGTCCTGGGTTTGGTGTTGGGTTTCCTGGGTTATCATAAGTAGCTCCTCCGCCGCCTCCAGCGTAAGTTACTGATGATCCTGTAATATTTGATGCTGTTCCATTTCCACCTATTCCACCGTTTTGTGGTTGTCCATTTGGTAGTCCTGGTCCTCCTGCGTTTGCAGCTCCACCGCCGCCTCCGCCGCCATTTGTTCCTGCGCCATTTCCTCCTGGGTTTCCTTGTGGTGGACTTGTTGGTGGTACGTTTCCTTGTCCAGTAGGATCTTCGCCATTTGATCCACCACCTGATCCTCCGTCTGCTGGACCTGGTGTTGGTGCACCTCCGCCACCGCCTCCTGCAGATGTTAAAGTTGATACTCCTTGAATTTCAGAATTAGAACCTTTTGTTCCATAACCAGGTGATTGATTATAACTGTTTGGTGCTGCTCCAGCTCCAACAACGATTGTATTATTTCCGCCTTTAATTTCTACACCAGTTCCTCCTGGAAATGATGTTCGGTAACCTCCAGCTCCACCTCCAGGCCCTGCACCTTGTCCGCCTGATCCGCCACCAGCAACAACTAAGAAATCAGCAACAAATGGTGGTATGCCACCCTTACGTTGACCATAACCTCCAGCTGATCCGCCTCCGATAGAACCTATAATTGGCATCTTTCTCTAATCCTCCTATTATGCAAATTGCGTTTGCGCAGCTAACACTGTGAAAGTTGATCCTGCAGTTTTAATTGCAGTGTATGTGTAAACATCATTTGATGTAACGTTACCACCAGTTGGTGCGGCACCGCCTTGCCAAACTGGAGTTACTCCTGTTCCATCAACTTTTACTGTTGTGTTATAGTACGCTGTTGCGTTTTGCTTAGAAATATATGCGACTGTGATAGACTCACCTACATCCATTACTGAATCTAGTGAATTAGAACCATCACCTCTTAAATTGACAGTGAAGTTAGCAGTTGCTGCTGCTGTACTTAAAACAACACCTTGTGTTTGTGTGTCAAAGTCAATGTCAGAATCAAATGAACCAGATACAGTTACTTTTTCTGCTAAACCTTGAATTTTACCAGAACCATTTAATGTAACTCTACCAATTCCTTTTGGTGTTAAATTTAAATCAATATTTGTATCATCACCTGTAGCAGAAATATTTGGAGTTCCTGACGCTGCTGCGTTAGCAACTGTTATTTCATTTACAGCTGTAGCTGTTTTAGAAAATTTGATGTATTCATTATTTGAATCATCTTCTAATGCTCCAGTGTCATCAATAATGATGTCATTACCATTTGTATCTAAGATACCAGATAATGTTGGTGAGTAGTCAGATGATACTTCTGTGAAAGCTGTGTCAACAACATCTGTTCCATCAGAGTAAACCATTTTCTTACCTTTGTCAGTAGTTCCCCAAGTAACACCATTACCTGATGAAGTTTTAACAGTTACTGTAAAAGCACCTGATGTTGCGTTTTCAATGATGTAAGTTTTTTCAACTGAATCAGGAATAATTACGTTTACGTTTCCTGTAATTGTTCCAGTTAATTTGATAACAGCATCTTTACCATTTGATAAAGCACCATTTGAATAAGTTAATGTAGCACCAGTAGTTGCGTTTAATGCAACAGAAGAGTAGCCACCGATTGCTTGTTCTAGAATTAATAAGTTTGTGTTTGTAATTTGACCCCAAGTTCCTGAGTTTTCACCAGTCGCTTGTACAGTTAATTTCAAACTTGCTGACGTTGAATTTGCCATAAATTTTTATCCTCTTGTTTTGTTTTTATTAAATTTTGACAATACTGTCAAATATTATTTTTTGCTTATTTTAAGCGGCGGTGTCAACTTCAGTCCAAATAGAAGTAGTGCCCGTATTTACTTCATTCCAAATCAAATTATATACAGTTCCAGATGA